GAAGTATTCGATAGATACACCGAAGTAGTCTGCAACTTTTTTTAATGTGTCAACTAACTATAACATCTCCGGAGATGCTACAGCATTCCAACCAAAAAATATTGTATCATCTTCGGTCAGCTATCGCAATCAGAACATCCGTTTTTGATAGCTGTTATTTTTATACCTTTTTACATATAATTACATAGGAGTGTGATGCAATGTCTTATTTTATTTATGCTCGTAAATCAAGGAAGGATGCTGATCTCGAAGCGTTGGGAATCGATGTGCTCGAGCGCCATATCACCACTTTGCTGGAGCTTGTCAAAACGCTGTCGCTTCCGATCGGGGCAATTTATCGCGAAGTCGTCTCCGGCGACAGTATTGATTCCCGCCCGGTGATGTCTCAAGTGATGGCCGAAGTAGAGTCTTGTATGTGGGACGGATGTCTTGTTATGGACGTTGACCGCCTCGCCCGCGGAGATACGATCGATCAAGGGCGGGTACAGCGTGCATTTTTCTACTCAAACACAAAGATCGTTACTCCTAACAAGACGTATGATCCGGCAAACGAGTACGATAACGAATACTTTGAATTTAGTCTGTTTATGAGTCGCAGAGAATACGCAACAATTAAGCGCAGGATGCAGCGTGGCAGAGAACGAAGCAGCTCTGACGGATATTATGTCGGAAATATACCGCCCTACGGATGGCGTCGCGTTATCGCTCCTGATGGTAAGCACTTCTCTCTTGCTCCCGATCCAACCGAATCCCCCGTGCTCGATCTGATGTATGATCTATGCGGCAATAAACAATACGGTTATCAAAAAGCATGTACTCATATGGCCGAAATGGGAATTTTATCAAGAAGCGGACGCCCGTTTACGCCGTCCACGCTAAAAGGAATTATATCTAATCCGGCAAATATCGGAAAAGTTCGCTGGGGACATCGGAAAACGGTTCGTACGGTCAAAGATGGGAAAATTTCTCGTTCTCGCCCGCACTCGTCAGATTATATTCTTGCCGATGCAGTTTGGCCGCCCCGGATCAGCGCGGACCTTTTCCAGCGTGCCAACCAGCCAAAAGGGAGCTGCTCCGCTCCGGTGCGTGATGACAGACCGATTCAGAATATTTTTGCCGGTCTTGTCCGGTGTTCCCAGTGTGGCCGGCTGATGGTTCGTAAAAAAGCGCATACTAAAACGCCTTATGACATTCTGATTTGTCAATATACTGAATGCCCTACAGTCGGTATCCGAATTGATGAGTTAGAGCTCGCCTTGTTGGAATGGCTGCGGAATTACATAGATAAATACGAGCTCACTGACGCGTTGCCCGAAGACGTGGAGAACGTCGCTGCAAAAGAAGCGATTGTTAAGAATTATGAAAAAGAACATGAAACACTTTTAAAGCAACGTGAATCCCTTTTTGATTTTCTCGAGCAGGGTATCTATACGAAGGAAATTTTTATCGAGCGGTCAAACGCTCTTGAGCGACGCGTAAAAGAATGTATGGAGCACATTATCTCCGCGCAGAACGACCTTCACGCCACACTCGCACTACAGGCAAACCGTAAAAATTTCGTTCCGCGCTGTAAGAATTTGCTCGGCGAATGGGGTAGACTTACAATTCCCGAAAAGAACAGCGCTTTAAAGGTTTTAATTGAAAAAATCATGTTCACAAAGACAAAACGAAACAAAAAGGGGCAGGATCGTTCTGATTTTGAAATTGATGTGTTTCCAAAAGTGCCGAAATAGCGGCGTTTTTCATTCGTTGCATCTTCTACGAGCGAAAGAACTCGCTCGTAGAAGATGAAGCTAATTAAATAATGATAAGATGATGCAATATTTCTCCCCGGAGCTGATACTCCGGGGAATATTTTTAATATAACTGGAATTTATCAAGCGCAATGCCGAAACATCCGGCATATCCGTCCTGCCCGTTTCCTACTTCATTGTCGAATTGCCACGGATAGTAACCGCCGCCAATCGGAGCAACTCTGTACTGCGCTTTTTGATAACCATATTTTGCAACAATATCCGCCGGAGTATCATAATATACCTCTACGGCATCGATCACAGCTCCCGGATATCCAGCATAGCCGTTGTTTGCGTCAGACCAGTTACATCCGGTTACGTAAGGTAACCATCCCTTGCCCTTTACATGCACGCGGTATTTTACAGTACCTTTATTAACCTTTATCGCGATACCGGCGATTGTACGACCCGGAAGTCCTGCAAAATCAGACAGGTTATTCACAAAGGGCAGGATTGTTCCGTCGGTCAACATAACGCCATAAGTAAACACAATGCCGGGATCACCGGATGCTGCACTGCTTCCGCCTCCACTGACAACCGGAGCATCCGGCAACTTGTCCATTCCCATATACTCACGGATTTTATTAATAAAATATGTTTTACAGCCAGATGTGCCCCCATGAATCTCTACAGATCTGTGCGGGCACGCTGTCGCGAATACCTCCTTGTGCAGCCGGATTGTATTCGTGTTTGGAACGATACCGTACTGCTTACACTTCTGCGCCGCCAACTTCAACGCATTCTCTTCATTTTTCTTAAAGATTTCCAAATCCCCCATACTCTGACAGACCTCGATCGAATAATAGTTCCGGTTTCCGTCTGTCTGCCCGCAGTGCCATGCTGCGTAGGCATCATCTTCCGCATACAAGATCCCGTCACTAGCTACATAAGCGTGAGCAAATCCGTTTTCTAACGGATGCGTTTGCAGCCATTTTCTGTAAAACGCTGCATTTGCATTTTGTGATCCTGCATCGTTGTGAATAAAAATTCCTCTCGGATTTCCACCTCTAAGTCCTGCTACTCCTCTACAAATACTCATGTTCTTCTCCTTTCTTCCGGCATTTGCACCGGCGCAAAAGAGGGCGATCACTCGCCCTCTGAATCTCCATCTTTATTTACGACCTTGTCTGCAACCTCTAAACCTTTAATCAATATAATCGGCACGTTAAATCCAGCTTCTACGAAATTTTCCAAAATCGAGCGAATCTCATTTATAAGCAAGCTGGCCAGTACGAACCATCCAAGCAATGTAGTGATCCCTAAATCTACACCGATCGCCTTACCGATCTCGATAAAGATTGCCGATGCCCCAAACGCAACCATAATCATAAGCCAGTACCCCAACTTCTTAAGGACGCCTTTCCAGCCTCTGACAGAGTTTTCTTTGTTGGCCATCTTGCTCTTCATCCACCCGGTTATCCAGTCTGCTACATTAAGTAGCAAAAAGGCTGCAAATAAGATCCAGTGCTCTCCTAATATGTAGGACAACACCGCCACAATCGCTCCTGCAATCGCATTGTATCCGTCAATAATTGCTTCTGCATAATTCATTTTCATATTCCTCACTTTCCTTTCTCGTTATGCAACTTCTTTCCAGAGACTCTCGGATCCAACTGCACCCGGTTCCCACACATTGCTGTCTACAAGAGACTCCCACGTTTTCCCTTTATGTGTTACCCTATCACCTTTTTTGTATGGGTTTGTGCTGTTTGGCTGCTCCCACGGCAATACTTTTCCGGTCGGATCTGTAAGCACCTTAGCATATAAACTTGAGGCAGTATCCGGCGCCCATGTTTCCTGCGAAGTGTGGTTTTGTAGCACTTTATACAGTACTTCCATATACAGCAAATATTTTCCTGTTTTATAGGAAACAGATGCACCGCTCCATTTGTCATATAACTCTTTTACCTGCAACGCTTTCTCATCCTCTGTAATTTCTTCCGCGGACATTTTGGCCATTGTAAACACTGACATGTAAGTGTCAGGGAGACTTCCGCTGCCGCTTTCAATCTCTTCTTTTACTTTTTTCAGTTCTTCTGCTTGCTGCCTCGCCGTTTCTTCTAAGTTTTCAATCCGTTCGTCTGTGTCCGCTGCAGTTTGTCGCATTTCCATCTCAAACACTCCGCCGGTTTCTTCTTTGATGTACTTAAACTGCGTGTAATTTTCATAAGTGGCTATCTGCTGCTGATTTTCAAAGTAAGTCATTCTTTGTGTTGCAAATGTGTCACCAAAAAGCGCCTTTAGTGATTCCGTCGTCACAAGGATCATTCTGATGTGCAGCACACCGTCTGATTCCGTGACGGATTGCACTTCGATCTGTCTGCTGTCGTTAAATACTATTTTTTTCATAGTTTTTCTCCTTTTTTTATTTTTTCGGGTATTTATATGGATATTTTCGACCTTCCGCTTGCGCGATCCCGGCGTATCTGTATGGGTACTTTCCCGGATATCGTTTTGCATTGCTGTACGTCTCTTCTATTGTGATTTCGATTTCGATTTCTCCTCCGGCTGCTGCCGGATTCGGTTCGATTCGTACGTCCGTAACCTGTATCAAGTCCGGCAGCCTCCTTCCTATTCATCTGTTGCCTCAACAGTGATTGTGATTTCTTCGCCCGCTCCGATCGGATTTGGAGTGATATCGATGCTGATTACCACCGGGGCGTTTGGATCGTACGTTACCTCTCTTGTAACCGTAGTTACTTTTCCGGCCAAACTTGTTGCTGTAATCATGATCACGTTTCCTCCCGGTGATAATGATATCTGTTTGTTAAATTGTCCTGTGCCGTCAAGTGTGACTGCCCCCTGATCCGTATTTCCCACTTTAATCGTCACCCTGCAGTCCGGGCTTGCTTTACCGGATACGGTGATCTGCTTTTCGTTTGTGACTAACGCTTCTGGTGGACTCGTGATATTTAATGTCGGAGCAATCGTGTCTACCACAAATGATGCTGTCTTTTCGATTGCCGCGTTGTCGTCGTTATCTGATGCATTAATTTTAACTGTGTGCGCTCCGTTTTGCACCGTTGCCGTGTAGCTGCATTTGTATCCGTTTTCGATCGGTATTTTTGTAATACCTTCTTTGATTTCCGCGCCGGAATCAATTTTTACGGATATGCTGTTTGCGTTTGCTCCCGATTCTGCGTCTGTTACGGTAAACTCTACCTGTACACTATTACTTCCGAGATACGCGCCTTGTGCCGGTGATGTGATTGTAATAATCGGTGCCGCTCCCTCTTTTACGCGTAACATCATTTTGTCTCCGAATATCGGATCGTCTTTGCCGATTGTCGTCACATTTCCGGCCACATCTGTAATTTTTAGCTGTGACTCATATTTATGATCTTTTTCTCCCCACGATGTTTTTCCGGGAGCGTTGATCTTTTTTCTATAGGTTCTCCCGCTGTCGAGCGGGATCTCATATACTTGTCCATTTAGGTAATACTCTACTTTTTGTATGGCCATTTTATCACCCTTTCTTTTTTATTTATTTGAATAATGCATATTTGTCGGAGGTATCATCCGATTTTACAAAAATAAAAAACTACATTGTCGAAGAAGGTAGCAACTCCAACGGTAAATATCGCAAGTGGAACGACGGAACGCTCGAAATGTGGTTCGATTCGCCGTTTACGTGCGCGATCGGAACAAAAGCCGGCAGCATTTACACAAGCGGACAATTTACATTAAACTTCCCGGTTGTATCAAAAACGAGATGTAATATCGTGCTTACAATAGGCGCGGGCGGTGCAATATGGGGTAAAATATACGGATCTGCAAATAGCTATAAATCAAGCTTTTCGTATCATCTGCTTGCTGCTACGGTATGGAATACAGCAAGTTTTGATTTATCTTATTATGCACGAGGTACTTGGAAGTAATAACTGTTATCCGACTTCCCACTCAGCATCAATAAAAAGGTAATTATTTGTGGCTTTTGGGATACAGAAAAGCAGATTGCCGTTTGCTTTTGCTAAAGAGGTACAGGCAACTGAATTTTTATATGTTCCATCTGACGCAGTTACATTGACAGCAGTATCAATTAACGGTCGGTACTGTGACGGTATCGTAAAAGCATTGTTGTACACATTATTTGCAACAATTATAGCGGTTGTGTAGATTTCCATGTTTAGGTGTATCGTGTTACCGATCTTGTAAGAGTTGTTTACTATTGTTTTCCAAATCCCAGTGTTCAATCCGAGATCAGTCGGTGTGAGCATCTTTTTATCGTGATACAACTGTAACTCTGACAAATATGCATTTAACATAGGGATTGTCGGGATGCTTTCGAACATCTTTTCTACTTTTGTGATGCTTAATCCTTCAATTTTCACTCGATAGAGCGGCATTTCTCTGATTTTTCCCGATTGGTACAAATCGTTTTGTGTTAGCGCCGGATCGGTTGCCGCCCCGGTTGTGGATGCGCCCTGTTTGACCTCTAATGTATAGGTGTCGATGCCGCCTGTTCCCGTGGTGACGAATTTTGCTATGATGATGTCGTTTCGGTTTCTTCCGGATTGCCCGTTGACGATCTCGCAATCAATATAATCTCCGTACTGGATGCGGGCAAAATGTCCGCCTACTACGATAACTCCGTCTTTTACCCTGACTTTATTGTTACTGATTACTTGACTTTCACATTGCTGGCCGATCATCATGACCCCGTCTGATCCGACGATGCTCTGATAAATCGCTGCGTCGTCTTCCGCGCAAATATGTGCCTCCGCCGCTGGGTCGGTATTGATTGTAATTCCTTTCAACTTTCCCATTTAATCATCTCCTTTTACTTTATATTCTGTTGTTGTTTTTCCGTTTTTTATTTTTATGATTTTCCTGACGATCGGCTGTTGTAGTCTCGTCCCTGTAATTTCTTCATATCCGCCGACAATATCGCCGATTTCCAAGTCAATCCCTTCTACGTTGACGTTGATGCTTTTATAGTTTTGCAGCTCTTTCAGTCGCTTTGTTCCATCCTCTTCCAGCTTTTCTTTGTCCGCGCTCGAAAACTCATAAACCGCTTCGTTTTCTTCGAGTCCTGTGTAATACGGAGTCTTTCCGACGCTTCCGTCTTTTTGTACGTATAAATGCAGAATGATCCTTTCTTCGTTTTGTCCTTTTCCGGCACAGATTAAGTGATTCACGCCACCTCTGTAATCTTTTACGGTAAACTGCACCTCTCCATCTTGCGAGTATTCCAGCGTTTCCGAATAGTTTTTGATCTGTACGGCTCTGACGGAAACGTATCCATAATCAAGGTTTTCCGGCTCAACGTAGCTGATCTGCAGGCGATATCCTTGAGTGCTTAACATTTTATCGACTGCATCATATAACGTGACGTATCGGTCGATCTGCCAGCCTGTGACGGTGATCCCCGCCTTTTCTTCCGGTACAAAAAAAAGACCGTCGAATCGGTCTTTGATAAGTTCTCTCAAGATGTCGTTCAAGTCTCCGCTCACCGTCAGGTGGTCCTCTCCCTCCGGCGGTTCTATGATTTTTTGCTTTAACAGTCCTCTCCACGTTGTGCCGCACCACACAATTTCTTGCGTTTTGGTCATCACTTCGAGGCTGTTTAGGATTCCGCCGTATTCTGTTCCCGGTACAAAAATGCGATTTCCGTACCAGTACCATTCTTTTGCCCACTCTTCCTGCGGTAAGCGGATTTCAAAGTCGTCCGTATCTCCAAGATCCATGTCGATCGCAACGCTCTGATCTAAAAATCCCAGCTCTTCTCCGTTTTTTCGGGCAATGATAAATTCCAGTGGGAATAGGTCTGCGTTTCGCACGATCAAGTCTCGTGTCTCTTCTGTTACTCCGCCATTATCCCCAGTCGCGGTAATCATTACCGGGTAAACCGCTTCTTTCGCTTTCGTTGTCGGCGCGTTTAGTTTTCCTTGGTAGCGATTTTCTCCGATTTCCGGTAAATTCTGCGTATTCCCGTTTAGCGCTGCTTCCACCCGCTCCATCTTGGTTCGCTCCTTTCCTCGTAGATCGTTAAGTCCCAGTCGAATTTACCCGACCACACAACTTTTTGTCGTCCGGGCGGGATCTTCTTGAAAAATGTCTCTCCCTTTTCCCTGTTATGAAACGCGTTAACTTTTTCTCCGTTTTTTGACACTTTCGTAACGGTCCTCGTGCGGCTGTCTATCTCCAACCGCTCTCCTTGCTCTAAAACAATGTTGACCAAATAGCTTTTATCTCCGATGATGACTTGAGGGTTTGCAACCGGTCCGTAAATTACAAGTGTAAAATTTACGTCTGTAAAATGAGGGTTTTGGATGTATGTGTTATTCATGCCATTTGCGTAGCGGCATGGGTAACGCCCGGGGTAGCGTTTATTGTCTGAAGACGATACACCGTAACTGTGAAATGTGTACGGGTTTTCTTTTGTCCATATCGGGCGCGGACAATACAATTTTATTTTATTCTGTGAATAATAGACTGCTATATCCGACGTTTCTGTCTCAGATGATGTTACAAACCCTTCTATGTAATAATCTCCAAAATAAATTGTTCCCGGTCTTTTCAGCAAAACATCCGTTTCAAACGCGTCCTGTATTTCATCCAAGAAGGTTTTTCGGTCTTCAAGTGTTCCTCTAATCGTGAAAGTAATTTCGTACTCCGCCGCGTCTTTCTCAAAACCTTGTACAGCTTCTCCTATTTTTCTTTTACTCGTTTCCGGCTTCCATGTATGTTTGTGGAAATTTCCGCTCGTTGCTCTCATTCTCGCATCGTAAAATTTGTATTCTTTCCCTTCCGAATTGATATATCGTATCATTTTGTCTTACCTTTACGCTTCTGCTAAAGCTCTTCCTAATTCTCGTCTGTCTAAAAACATTGTAACTTCTTGTTTTTTCCCCGCTATGGCGATTAATATTTTCTCGATCGCGTCTAGTGTCTCCTCGATTTCACGCCGCCCGTTTTCGTTCCCTGTTTTTTCGATTTTTGCCGTGTATGATAAATCTGTAACCAATGGATCATACGCAGCTTTTTTTATAAAGTCCGTGGAGTCTGTCACTAATTTTGCATCACCCGAAATTCCGTTTGCAATTCCTTGATCGATCATTCTTCCTACATATTCGCCCCACCGCGATGGCGAATGGATTCCGAAGAAGTCAAGAATCTTGTCTTTAAAGTCTCCTAAGGCGCTTTTTACTGCATCCCACAGTGCACCGGCTGCGTTTGCTAATCCATTCGCGATTCCTTTTATGATGTTTAATCCGATTTCTCCCCAATCTACGGATGTAAACTCATTTTTTATGTTGGTTATAATCGTCGGAATTTGTGCGATCAAATTCGGGATCGCTCGTATAAGTCCCGCGGCTAATTTCCCGATGATTTCGATTCCGCTTTGCAGCACTGACGGCAGATTCCTTCCTATCGCCGCTACATATTGCATGATTGCGCTTCCTGCTGCCGATGCAATCTGCGGCAAATTCGTTATAATACCGTTGACAAGATTTAAAATAAGCTCCGCTCCCTTTTGCATTATCGTCGGAAGCATCGACTGCATTCCGCTAACAAAACTTACTATTGCTTCGCCTGCCATCGTAATTAATTGTGGGAGCGATTCTAGTATTCCATTCGCAATTTTCGTCACCATCTCGACGCCTTTGTTTAAGAATTCCGGTAATTTCTCCGATATTCCCGTCATGATCGTGTCTACTATATTTGTATCTGTTCCCAGTGTTTCAACCGCCGCTGTCTCCAATCCCGTTTTTAATCCCGTTATCAGATTTTGTGCAACAAGCAGCCAATCCATTGTTAAAATCGCATTTGCAAAAGATGCTACCAAGTTCAGCGCCGCCTCCGCAAGGTACGGAAGCGCTGTTATAATTCCTGTTACAAGCGACGTCACAAACGAAACTCCTGATTCTAATATTTGATCGCTGTTTTCTGCGATCATGTTCAGCCCTGCCGCCGCAAAATCCTTTCCGAGCAAATCAGGAATTGACGCCAGCACATTTCCGATCATCGGTATTAAGTTACCCGTCAAAAATGTAGCGACCGTTTCTCCTACCTGTTTTAATTCGTCCGTGATATCCTCTCCGATAGCGATATTTCCAAGTAGATTGTTAAACGCCGCTTTCATGGATGCCAAAGACCCCGACAGTGTTGTTTCCGCTTCTTTCGCCGTTGTTCCTGTAATTCCAAGTTCTCCTTGTATTACATGAATCGCCGAGTATACGTCTGATAAATTATTGATATCATACTTTACTCCTGTAATTTTTTCCGCATCCGCAAGCAGCCGCTCCATTTCCGTTTTTGTGCCGCCGTATCCTAGTTTTAGGTTGTCCAGCATTGTGTAGTTTTGCTTTGCAAAGCCTTGATATGCGTTTTTGATATCCTCCATGTTCGATCCCATTTTGTTCATGTTATCGGACATGTCTGTCATTGCCATATCTGCCACATCTGCCGCTTTAGCTGTATCATTTCCTAAACTTTGTAACAGACTCGCGGAGAAGCTTGTTGTTAACTGCATGTATTCGTTTGCGCTCATCCCAGCCGTCTTGTAGGCGTTCGCAGCGTTTTGTTTTACTTTCTCTGCACTGTCTTTAAATAGTGTTTCAATTCCGCCTATGCTTTGCTCTAGTTCTGCACCTTCGCTGATTGACGCAGAAATGGCTTTTCCGATCCCCGCCGCGATTACAGCGACTTTGATCGCTCCGCCGATTCTGCCTCCGAGCGATTTTCCTGCCGCATCCGTTTCTCCGCCTACTTCGTTTTGCAGCATTCCGCCTATCCCTTTTGCGGACGGTATAATTTGCACATACGCCTTCGCAAGTTCTGTCTTTTCCACTATTTCACCCCTTTTCTGTCAGCCGTTTCCATTCTTTCTCAAACTCTTCCCCAGTTTCAAACGATATGATTTTTCGTTCTTCTTCGCCAAGTAGTCTCGGTAATATCGTTTTGGGTCTGTTTCTTCCTTTACGCGCATCTTCTGTTTGCATCCATGTCAGCAATTTTGTATGATCTGCGATAGATGCCAATAGCATATCTTCCAGCGTAACTTTAACGCCTGCCAATTTCATTTTTATTCTCGCGTTTTCTTTTAAACCTTTTGCATATATCGCCGCCATTTTACACGGTATCTCTTTATAGTTATAAATCCGATACGTTTCCGCAAAATCGCATACGAGCGCCTCCTCGTCTGTGTTTAGCATACAAACGAGGATCAAGAGTTTTTTCCCTCTTGGTTTCCTCTTAAAATCTCCCCGATTTCATCAAACATTCGTTTTATCGACACTCTTCCCGCTTCGTCTCTCACATGTTCTTTTAATTGTTCCTTTTGTTCTGGTCCAATGATTTTTTCTATTGCGTCTACTACCAGACTTGTGTTTCCTTTGTCTATTTCCCGTAATTCTTCAAGCAGTTCGTAATCGTCTAATGCTTCTTCTTGTACTGTATAGTCAAACCCGCTTTTTGTTGTTCCTTTAATCATTTTTCATTACCTCCGATCCTGCTTTTTTAATATATTCGTAGTGTGTATTTCCCGTCTTGTCTGCGACTGCTGCGATTGTCAATTCGTATCCCGTTGCCTCGTTGTCTTTGTATACAATATCCCCTAGCTCTGAGATGCTTGCTTGCGGAATTACAATTCTTTTCACCGCTCCTTTTAGTATCATGTCAAATACCCAAGATACTTGTTCTGTCTCACTGTTGTTTGCTTTAATTGTTATTCCGTCTTCTATCGTTCCCGTTACGTTGTTTTCCCCGTACACTGTTTTTAATACATCTACATTCAGCACTTCCAAGAGCTTTAATTTAAACGTATCTGCTTTGCTTGCCTGCATGTTCAGCACTGTATCTCCGCCCCATGCCTTTTGTTCTTCCGTTTCCGGGCTGTTTGTGTTTGTTATCCCATCGTCAGAGCAATATCCAAGTCCCTTAAAAGCCGCGTTAAGTTGTGTCGTTACATCTTTCGGCAGCTCTGTTCCAATCGGCGCTACGAAGACTGCTCCTCCTATTTTGGGTTTTCCTGCACTTACATTGTTCACATCTGACATTTTTCTTTCTCCTTTCAGTAGTACGCTATGTTAAATACAGCTTGATATCTGTATTTTTTTCTTTTTGTATCCGTGTAATTGTAGTCACTGTTTAGTTCGCACCTGCAAACGTCATCTCTTTCTACGATTCGTTTCATTGCTTTCTTTACTTCTTCGTTTAATTCAGCCGCGGAGTAGAGCGGTGTAGAAAAAGACTGGATTGCCAGCGTTGCGTGTTTAATATAATCCGCTTCGCTTCCTCCAGTCTTTTCGATCAAGATATATTTCTTTTCCTCGTTTTCCTCTTCCATTAACACCGGTACGTTCAGAATCGTTTTTAGGTGTTCTCTTACGATTTCTTCGATCATTTTCCCACCGCCTTTAATAAGCTGTTGTTTCCGTCGTCTCCTGTTACTTCCGCAACCGCCCTTGTTTGCGCTACATATGTCTCGACTGTTCCGCCGGATGCTCCGGCAATTTGTTCCGCGTGTTTTTGTATGTTTGCGCGCATCTCTTCCGATCGCAATAGTGCTGTGATTCCTTTTCTGTTCAAAACAATTTTTACTTTCTTACCCATATCGCTCTACCATCCACTTTTGATTCCATTCCAGCGGTATATTGTGTTCAATCCCCTGCTGTGGAAGCCCTATCACTTTCCAAGTTTCTCCGAAAAATTCTACTTTGTTGTCTTCCCACACGTGTTCATCCCCTTTGGGTATTGCGATCGTGTAGACTGCCTTTTTCCCTGTTAAGTTCAGCGTATCCAAAATTTCTGATGTGTTCGTGGGGGCTACAAGTACATTTTTGACTTTTATCGGCGTTTCTTTGTAGATCGGCTTTCCGAAGGCGTCTTCGTTTATTTTTTCTTTTTCATAGAGCGTTACTGTGATCCCTTTTATCATCGTCATATAGATCGATCACTCCTATTCTTTGTCGCTTTAGTCCGAGCCTTGCTAACTCACTTTTTTTAATAAATAAGCCTCCTCCCGGTACTAAGTATGTCCCCGAAACAGAATAGCCCAGAGCCGATTCCGACCGCTGCGTCATCGGCTCTGTGTCCGTTGACGTCATAAGTGTGCGCGCTACCACATCTACAACTACAGACTTTGCAACATTTTCTAAATATGGTTTTTCTTCTATCATTCGATCAAGGTTTTTCCCTACCTTATCGGCTTCCATTCTCAAGCTATCCTCTACTATTGGCAGTAAGTTTTTTGCGCGCTCTTTTTCGTCTTCCGTCAGCGATCTCCACAGTTTTTCAACGTCTTCAATCTTAGCAAAGTTATTCATCTTTTTTCACCGTCTTTCTCTTTTTAGGGGCGGATCTGGGCGGCTTTTCCGCCTCCCAGTCTCCGCCCTTCAGTTCGCACTGTGTTTCGATCACATTCCCTGTCCGTTTGTTTCTGTATATCAAGTTTCGTCTACCACCCTCGCGAAATATTCCGGCACAAGAATGCCCCATCCGAGATAGACTTCTGCGCGAATGTAAACCTGGTTGTAACCTTTTAAGTCTTTTCCTGTGTTGTCCGGATCGCCATATTTAATGATCTCCAAAGGGATTTCTTTCGAGAACCCCCACTTGAAAGCGCTGAAAAAATCGCCCACGATTGCGTGATCTTTCACAGTGTCGTTGTATACGGTCTTATTTACACTTGTTTTCATTCCTCCGAGAGATTCCGGCGATGCTCCAAACCGAAATTCCGGGTACTGTCTGACTCCGTTTTCCTTTACCGTTGCCATGTCTGCCCCGAATGTATTTGACAGCGCCATTCCTGTAACGTCTCCGTCTGATCCCTGCACCATTGCAATCGCCGCGTCCAGATTTGTATCCGGCGTTCCTTTTGTATATTTGACTTTTTGTGTTACTTTACTGTCAAAGTGATTCGTGCCTACAACTGTTGATGCTCCGCCTGTCCGTGGGTTAATGCCGTGAAACGCTGCCAGATCAAAACCTTTCGCTACTTTTGCCGCAAAACCATTGTTAAACGCTGTTAAAATATCAAGCTGTTCTTCTTCTGTCGCGTACAAAAATTCGTCTGAAACTCTCGCTCCGTACTCAAATTTGATTGGCACGATTTTTACCGGATCTACAGTAATGCCGCCCTCTGACTTTTTCCCGTTTTCTGCTACAATATCGATCTCATTGTCCATTGAAAAAATAAATTCTTTCAGTCCGTTGAATGGGATCGGCGTCTGTCCCGACAAAACCGCTAAAGATGATTTTCCCTTCACTTTGTTCATTAGATCTTTTACAAGTACCGCGTCAAATAAATTTTCTCTTCCTGTTGCCATGTTCTTATTCTCCTTTCAAATTGTTTAACATTTTTTTCGTTGCTTCTCTGATCGAGTCGTCTTTATTGTCTGTGTCTCGTGTAAAGTTCGGGTATGTGGTTTTTCCCTTCAAAAATTTAGAAAAAGCTTCCGCGTCTTTCTTCATTTCGTCTTCTGTTCCCCCTGACAACTTCCCTGCAAGTTCGTAGGGAATTCCGTTTTCCATTGCCACTTTTACCCTTTTCGATTCTTTTTCGTACTTTGCGATCGTGGCGTCTTTGTTCGCCGCATCTTCCGGGGATAAATACCCTTTGTACTTCTCTTCTGCTTCTTTCGGTGATAAGTACTCTTTGTACTTCTCTTCCACAGCTTCTGGTGATAAGTATCCGCTAAATTCCCTTCTTACCGTTTCTCTTTCCTGTTCCAGCCGATCTTTCACAGCCTCCTCGAACTGTTCTCGCGTTTCAATAGCTTCAAAATCACTCATTTTTTGTTCTCCTTTCCCCGCTTAACCCGGTGGTTTTGGTATTTTTGTATATTAAAAAAGTGCTGTTTCCAGCGTCTTTTTAATATCTTGCTATCTGTTTTTTTCGTTCCTTTGTTTCTGTGCATTTCCAGTATGCAAGGATCACACTGTCAAGCAGTGCGATTTCAACCCCTTCTTTTAATGATCTGTATCCGAATCCTCCGTTTGATCCTATCGCCCTTTTTTCGCTGTTGCTTACAGACTGTGTTAACGATGCTTGGTTAGAATGACAGATATTTCCTTTAAACAGTCCTTGTTCAAAAGTCGCGTTTGCTCCTATAATTTCTTTTACAGTTGGCAGGGTTGGTGCTTTCATTTTTGCATCTTTCATGTCTTTTTCGAGTATATGCTGCCCGTTCGCTCCGTCTACAACTACCGTTTTGGGTTTCATTTCCGCAATGTATGATAGTATCCAGTCGTTCCCTTCGCGGATTGTTCTGCAGTCGAGTGCCTCAACGAAAATTTTTCCTTCATTCGTTTTTGATGCTACCGACATCGCAACATGCTGTCCGTCATGTCCATATTTAACCCCAACAAAAAGTTCTCCTTTTAATTTTGGTTTTGATGCGATCGCCAGTGATTCCCACTCTGTTTTACTAATCGCCGATTTTTGATTATATTTTAACCACAGTCCCAGTCTTTGGATGTTAAAATCTATATCATCCGTTGTAATTTCTGCCCGGATCTTCCTTTCTGTCAGTATTGTTCCTAACGACGGGTTTGTTTCGTACCACGCCTCAACATCGTTCGCGGATGTCAAGTTTTCAACCGACCATTCCGCCCATCCAGAGTCAAATCCCCGGCCGGCAAGTACTGTCTCCCTATATTTTGTAAAAACTGTTCCGGCCGATACCGCCGTCGGCGGCGTTCCAAGCATGATTGTTTGTGGGTTCTCGCTGTCTGATACAATATATTTCAGTGACGTCTCCTGTGCTTCCGTGTATTCTTGTGCCTCATCTATAATTAACACGTCGTACCCTTCGCCAAGTCCGCCCGATGATGTTCTTGTTCGGAATTCCACCACACCTCCATCACTTGTGTATAAGTGTTCTTTTCCGAACGCCTTAAATGATGATGATATCTTGATTCCTGCTTTTTCGCACATTCGATCCAGCCGCTCCCACACTGCGTGTGATGTTGTTGCTCTGTGTGCCGTGTATAGAATTCTTTCGCCGTTTTTCAGTCCCCATAGGCAGCGCGCCAACACATTTTCCGACTTTCCGTTTCGTCTCGGCACTGAATAGCCATATTTCTGATGCATCCATAAACCATCATCGTTTACGGCCATAATGTCGCATTGTAGCAACTGCTGCCATTCAAGCAGCTCGTTCCCCGTCTTCGCGTACAGTTCCGCAGCTTCTTGTCCTCGTGTTTTTGAGTAAGGAATCGTTACGGATTGAGTAGGCGTCTGACGTCCCGGTCTCGTTTCCGTCATAACTTTCCTCCTGTCTTTTAACTATATCTTTCATGGGCAATATCACCCCATTGCCTGAAGGGATATTTTTTAAATTGCATTAAAAAACGCGCTTTTCGCGCGCTTAAATAAATGGAGTTATTTCTTTTATGTCTTTCAAAAATTCTTTCGCTTTCTCTATCAAGGAGTTGTTGCACACATACGCAATCCCTTCCGGTGTGATCTCTGCCGTTTTTAAATCATAAATCAATTCTTTGCCCCACACTTTTTCTGTTTCGCATGTTATATATCTGTCTTCAATTAAATTTCTCATGATATAATCCCAGTATTTCCGGTTGATCTGCAGTAGTTGATTGTCGTGAGTAATCATGTTTGGATTTACATCTTCCCCCGATTTCAATTTTACATACAAGTACGATAGTATCTTGTATACAATTACAAAATAATCGTCTTTTGCCATTTCGCCTCACCCTTCGATCTCTTCTATCATTTTTTCAAACATTTCTTTTTCATTCATTTCTTCCATGTAGAACAGCTTTCCATCCTCAAACATGTTTTTTTCCACTTCTGTTTTTGAGAATGCGTGTTCTAATACGATCGCGTTTGCCCAACTCAGCCCCGATACAATAAAAAACTCGTCCTCTCTTACGGCAAAGCACTTTTTCCCTCGCACTTCTGTTTCTTTCTTGTATCTTCTTTCAAATTCTTTTTCTAACGCCTTGCATCTTTCGTCAATCTTCTTTTTCTTTTCCGTTGATATCATATCTTTTCACACCTCCTTCTCCTGTAGAAATTTTATAGTATTCACCTCCGTGATGACTTCTTTCTCCTGGGTGATACATTAATAATCCATCTCCCCCGAAGTTTACCCTGTATCCTCCGCCCTCTTCAAATGGAATATCTCTGTAATTTTCCCCTTTTAAAGGTTTTATCTCATATCCCGATTCTTTCAGTGCGTAGTATAAACCTCTCGGTGTATACGCGCTTAACATTTTGGGGTGTCCTGATATTCTTGAAGCAAGATCGAGTCCGTTTTCCTCTTTGATCCTTTTTTCTTTTTCCTTTGGCGTTTCTTTTATCTTATCACTTTTTTGCTTGTTAGACCACTCTTTCGTATTCTCTATTCTTCTGTTTACATCTTTCTTGTCTGTCGTTTTCTTTGTGTGTACATTTGTTACTTTTCCGTCTCCAGCGTCATACTCTACGGTACACCTACAATGCTTGTGCCGCCTGAACACATCGTTTCCGGTGTCCGATACAGCTTCGTAATCATATACCCCTGTAAGCCTGTTGCACCATTCGCAGCATTTTCCTGTTGATGTTCTTCTGATTTTCGGTCTTAACCCTGCTTTTAAGTGAAAATCTGCATTTTCTTTTACCGCTGCATCTATTACAGATTGCGTAAAGTTTACGACCGCTTCTCCTAGTATGTACGCGACATCCTCGTATTTTCCTCCTGATACGATGTTAATAATTCCTCGAACCCTATCTTCGTTCATTTCCGGTTTTATGGCTTTGATTCCGATTCCTGCTTTTTCGTTTAATATCTTTTGAACTTCTACTGCTGCCTCTGCTGTAATATCATAATTATGTTCCAGTCGTTCCCTTATTACCCTGTCAGCGATATTGTAATACATTTTGCCATCCGGTAATATTTCTTTTGATAAATTGCTTTGAAACGCATCCGCTAGTAGTTCCCCTGTTTCGATCGCAAAATCATTCGCATCTTTATATGTCGCTGTTTTTTTCTTAACCTTTTCTCGAAACGCTTTGATCGTCTCGCTTTTTTTTAATTTCTTTTCAAAATCTTTTTTTATTTTTTCCAGTAATTCCGGTGCGATATCTTTCATTTATCCCCTCTTATATCCCCGTGAAATCTTTCATTTTATCTTGTGTAATATATCCCGGGATTGCCTGATTGATTTTTATAGCTCCGTCTCCATAACTACTCAATGCGGCCGCGTCCGGTTCAAAGACCGGCTCCCATTTTGGCTTTGTTAAATAAAACTGCCTCCGCTCGTACGGGTAGTTATCCCTCAAGCACGCCGCGATGTATCCCGCGTTTAAAAAACCTGTGCCAAACGTCCTCTGCGCTTTTCTTGCGATTAGTCTAAGATTTTCGTGACTTGCCTTGATTGCTTCCGCACTGCTTGGATTGTCTGTTACAAACCCTAGATCGTCCAGCGTTAGACCTGTCTCTCCGGCAAATAATCCGGCAAACATTTTTAGCTGATCGTTGTGAGGTGACATGCTTTGCTGCGCAAATTGCCCTAGCTGCGGTTTGTCGCCGCCCTCGCCTTTCGTAAATTCCAACAAGCTCGACATTGTAGCCTTCCATTTGTTAATCGGTTCTAGATCAGGGTCAGTTCCAACTACATATTTTTGCGGAAACGAGTAAAACTCTGCCGCAATTTCTGATCGTTTTACCGTCCTCATTGCACTGTTGACAATATCCATGCACGCTCGACTGATCCTGCTATGACCAAACGGTCTTACCGCATCCGGCCGGAATACGATCGGGACAAGAAGTGGGTGTGGTACGTTGTTTTTAATTCTCTCCGGCGTCTCGTCTCCTTTTCTGTATATCCATGTGTCACCTTTTGTAAAATATGCTTCTGTTTTCGGGTTTTTGTTTTTATCTCGTTCGAGTACGGCGTAACCTTCCACCAACAGACCTGTGCTATCGTCTATGATCCCCGTTGCATTCGCGCCGTCTATTACTTGCAATTTCGGAAATCCTGTTTTGTCTACTGATATATAAACAAAACAGCATGAAGAAATAAGCGCTGACAGTACGGCGCTGTCAAAAAATGTATCTGGGTTGTTCATCAAAAAAATTTCTCCGATGTCAAAATTATCATTTGTGAATTCTCTGAATACAATCCTGTCTGCAAGGTTATCCACTGCTTTCCCGCACCATCCGAGAACCGACTGTACGTTTCTCAATTCTGGCGGTGTCGATATCTGAAAATCCTTCACCCTGTTCTTCATTTCATAGTATTTGTAACGCATTTTCACTCGTTCGCTCTTTATCTGTAAACGTCTTCGTAAATAATTTACCCCTCTGTAATCTGCCATATTAGCTTCCTTTCTTTTAGCGTGTGTTTTTTTTCACAGTGACAGCGTGAAGTACATCCATGCCCGTGTATAGGGGTGGTATGCCCCCTTATTTCCTATTTACTGCGTCTTATATTTTTCCAATCAAACGTGTGCGGCAACACTCTGTTGCTTATAACTTCATCCTTTTCTTTGTCTCTCCGCTTTATCAACTTGTCACTCTTCTGCCTGTTGCACGTCCAGTGTGCAAGCTGAAGATTGTTTATATCTGATGGATGTCCCCCTTTTGCTATCGGGATAATATGATCTATGCACGGCGACAACGGATGCGGATATTTTAATCCGAAGTCAACC